GGGGCAGCATGGAAGATAATAAAAGAGAAATAATCGGAGCTAGGTCTGAAAAGCAACACCAATTCTTAACTAATACGGCAGATGTTGTCGTTTTTGGCGGGGCTGCTGGTTCGGGTAAGAGCTATCTAGGTGTGATGGATTTTATACCTCATATCAAATTCCCAACCTTTCGTGGTGTTATCACCCGTAGAACAACCCCTCAATTAAAAGGCAGTGGGGGCATATTAGATACAGCCCTACAAATGTACAAGAAAGTAGATTCAAAAGTAAAGTGGAAATCGCAAGAAAATAAGTTTGTTTTCTCAAGCGGTGCTGAGGTGTATTTACGCCACTTTGAATACTTAAAAGATAAAGACAACTATCAAGGCTTACAAGCCAATGAAATTTTGGTCGATGAAGCGCAGCAATACGAAGAAGAACAGATTGTATATCTAATGTCTCGTCTGCGTAATCCAAGTTGTCCACAAGTTAAACCCCGTATTAAAATGACCTGTAACCCTCTTAAATCTTCTTTCCTCTGCAAGTGGATCGAGTGGTATTTAGATGAAGAAGGTTATCCACGAAAAGATAGAGATGGTGTAGTACGCTACTTTATCAGAAAAGATAATACAATGATATGGGCTGACACAAAAGAAGAGCTAATTGAAAAATACTCTACACCTTTGTTTACGCCTACGCCAATGTCATTCTGTTTTATTAGCGCATTGATTACAGATAATCCAGCACTCATGGAAGCACAACCTGAATATTTAGGTTGGTTAGAAGGCTTAGGTCGAGTAGAACAAGCCCGTTTAAGATGGGGTTGTTGGTATGCTGACGAAGAAGGTAGCGGTTATTGGAAAAAGGAGTGGTGTGAATTAGTAGACCATCCTCCGCTTCACGTTAAAAAGAAAGTGAGGAGTTGGGACATTGCTGGTACTATTCCTTCTGAGGCTAATCCCGACCCAGATTATACGGCTGGTGCGTTGATGTCTAAAGACAACTACGGCGACTACTATGTAGAGGATGTAGCTAGGTTTAGAGAGCGTCATGGTACAGTGTTCCAAAGAATACTTGAGACTGCTAGAGAAGATGGTAGTGATGTACTTATAGTGATTCCACAAGATCCAAACGCTGCTGGTAAAGCTTACGCTGCCACGATGGTCAGAGACTTAGCGGAACATGGCTTCTACGCTAAAACCAAAGCAACAAATCAATCTAAAGTAACACGTTTTGCACCATTTTGTGCTGCAAGTGAAGCTGGAAGTATCAAGATTGTTAAAGGTGATTGGAATGAAAGCTTCTTCATTGAACTTGAAGGTTTTGATGGGGGAAGAAAGAAAGGTAAGCACGACGATCAGGTCGATTCCGTAGGGGACTCGTTCCTTTACTTAGTATCAACAATCCAAATCCCAACATTCTCGATACCAGACATGACAACAACAAATTCATTTAGCTTTTAAAGCTATTGCCAAAAGGAGGCTATGTGGAATTAGAAGCTGACGTTAGTAGCCTCTCTACTGGCACAGGAACAATCCCTAGAATCAAGTTACAAGAACAAGGTTTTACAGGACTACAAGTAAGTAACGGGCAAATCTTAGAACAAGCTAGACGAGAGTTACGCTTTCCACAATCAGTTAAAACATTCCGTAAAATGTCGGCAGATGCAACAATTAAAGCAGCTTTAGGGATGTTTGAGTTGATGATTAGCCGCGTCAAGTGGACTGTAGCTCCAACAGGTGAAACTGAACTAGAGATGGCTAAAGCTAAGTTTGTTGAACAGTGTATGAATGACATGGAACACTCTTGGTTTAACTTCATTAAAGAAGTTGTCAGTATGTACACCTTTGGCTTCTGTGTCAATGAGAAAGTGTTCCGCAGACGGTATAAAAATCAAGGGTCTAAATATAATGACGGCTTAATGGGTTTGCGTAAGCTACCTATCCGATCACAAGACTCGGTGTATCGTTGGCAGTTTAGTGACGATGGCCGCGATTTAATTGGTGTTGAACAACAATTATCAACATTGAATGCTGCACGTTACACACCTGATATGTACAAAGGCAAGATTGAAATACCTCGTAAGAGTTTCATGTTGTTTAGAACAGATGTAGCTAAAGATAACCCCGAAGGTACATCACCTTTAGTTGGCTGTTATACAGCTTGGAAGTTTAGAACACAACTAGAAGAAATTGAAGCTGTTGGCTATAGCCGTAATATGGGCGGTGTCCCTCATTTAGAGTTACACCCTAAGTATATGGCGGAAGATGCTAGTGTAGCAGATAAAGCCGTTTATTCAATGTATCAAAAGATTATCACTAATCTGCATAATAATGAACAGGCTGGACTCATCACACCATTGATGTACGACCCTGAAACTAAAATGCCTTACTTCAAGTTTAGCTTGTTGTCTGTTCAAAACAGTGGTAGCCAATATATCAATGACGCAATTACACGTTGGGATAACAAAATCCTAACAGCTTTGTATTGCGATGTTTTAACACTAGGTCAAAACCAAGTTGGTAGCTTCTCATTAGCTGGTAGCAAGACAAACATTTTAGCTATGGCTATTGAGTCAAGATTACAAGAGATTCAAGACGTTCTAAACCAAGACTTAATACCTGATTTATTTCGCCGTAATGGTTGGGACGATGAAGAGTTTCCTAAGTTTGTGTATGGCGATATTGAAGAAGCTGACTTAGAAGTAATGTCTAAAGCTATTCAACGTCTAGCAGCTACAGGCTTGATTGCTAAAACACCTGAAAATGTGAATGCTATTGCTGAGATGGTAGATTTGCCATATCGCATTGATGCTAACACAACACAAGAGGAGCTTGACACTATATTAGGTGCAGCTACTTCTAAGAGCGGTGAAGGGTTTAAATCGCCAAGTGGGGAAGGGACTCGTAAGAATACAGTAGCAGCCAATAACACCTCAGACCTTAATATGGAGAATGCAGCATAATGCCACAAAGTAATGTAAAGAAAAGTGTGGTTGAGGTGTTAGCTGATAAATTAGCTGTACTACTTACTAGCACATTTGGTTTAGATGGTAGTTCACTAAAAGAGACACAACCAACTGTTGAAGTAACTAAAGCCGTAGATGTTGAACAACGTAGGGCTATGTTTGTTGTATTAGCACCTAATGAGATTGATGAACACGGTGATACTAACACAGAAGAATGTGTTGAGAAGGCGTGTATCAGTTTTAATACCTTGTGTAATAAGGCTAACTTGTTTCATCGTATCAATACAGAGAAAGCTAAGATTGAACAATCGTTCATTACCCCTGCTGGCTTCACTACCGATACAGGGATTGAAGTTAAGAAAGGAAGTTGGTTGCAATATTGGCACTTTCCAGAAGGTGATACAGATAGTGAACTCTTGTGGACAATGGTTAAGAATAATGAAATACAAGGTGTCAGCATTGGTGCTACAGCCGTTTATCAGGAATTAAACAATGAGTGATGAGATTAAGAAAGCTAAACGTCTAGTGCATGAATACCGATTTGACAAAGACACACACCATGTCGCATTGGTGCATCGCAGTCAGGGCGGGGCTGCATCGGGATATACAGAAGCTTTAGTGATGAAGTCTGTAGATGACATTTTAGATGCTGACATTGAAAAAGCTACAATGGTTAAGGTGACACTACCTTTTGATGACTTCTTAGAGAAGTTTTTCAATATCTACAGTTATGATGCCGAAGTGCTAACAGCAATCTTAGGCTTCAAAGACGAAGATGATATGTCTGAACAAGAAAAGAGTGAGATGTCTTGGGAAGATTATAAAGCAGAGTGTGAGAAAGAGAAACAAGATTTTATTAACTCAGTAGAGATTTTAAAATCTGTGAAAGATGGTAAAGAAACTATTCAAGATTTGAATGTGGCTTCCTTGCTGTCCATTAGGAGTACACAAGCTAAGTTTGAAACTTATCTTGAGAAATCCAAAACGATTGGAAATCCAGTAAAACAAAGTAAAAAGGAGACTCCTGTGGATAAGGAAGTACAAAAAGCTAAAGATGAATTGAGCGTTGTTCAAGTCCAATTAGCTGAATTACAAAAAGCAAAAGAAGCGAGTGATAGTGCATTAGCATTAGCATTAGCTGACGTTCAGAAAGCTAAAGATGAAGTTGAAGTAATGAAGGCTGAGAAATTAGCTAACGTACAAGCAGCTCGTTTAGCACAATTAGAGGCTGTAAAGCCAAAAGAAGAAGCAGCAGAATTGTTTAAATCATTATCTCCTTTAGATGATGTTTCATTCGCTACTGTTATTAAGTCCTTTAAAAGCAGTGCGGATTTAGAAGCCGAAGCTTTGAAAGAAAAAGGTGTCGGTGGAAGTCAAGCAGAAGAACCTGTTGACAAAGTAGCTGAAATCCTTAAAGCCAAATACATTCCAAAACAGTAATCTAAGGAGATTAATAAATGAGTTTAGTCGCAACTGAGGCAACACGTTTTAACGCTGTTGTTAAATATGAGCAAGAAGCAAGCGTAGGCATTTGCCGCGATGTAGTAACAGCATACGAAGGTAGCTCCACATCTTACCCTGTTGGTACTGTGTTAGGTAAATACTTCGTAGCAACAAGTGTAACAGCTACAGCAGGTACAAATACTGGTAATGGTGCAATTGGCACTGTAACCTCCACAGGTAAAGCGAAACGCGGTACATACACAATTCGTATCATTGAAGCAGATACTAATGCTGGTAACTTCACTGTATCAGATCCGTCGGGTGCTGTAATTGGTAATGGTACTGTAGCAGTAGCATATTCTAACCAATTAGCTTTCACATTAGCTGACGGTGCTACTGACTTCGTGGTTGGCGATAGCTGGACAGTTGAAGTTGTTGGTGATTATAAATACAAACAAGTTGAAGCAACAGCTACCGATGGTACAGCAGTTGCCTGTGCGATTTACATTTCTGCCAATGACGGCAGCTTCGGTACATCCACTATTGCTGCAACCACTGACACAAGCATTATCGCGTTAGTTCGTGGTGCTGCTGTTGTTGGTAAAGAGACTCTGACCTATGGTGCTTCTGTTAACACTACAGCAGAAAAAACAAAAATGTACAGTGAGCTTGAATCTGTTGGCATTATCTGCCGTACACAGATTGGTTCGTTCCCTGTTGTAGCTTAATTAAGGAGAATTATAAATGAGTATTGTTCGTAGCTATACCAACAACTTTGAGGTCATTGACCGTACCACTGAATTGTTATCTATTCCAAATTCATGGAATATTATTAACCAGTTAGGTATTTTCGGTGCTACGCAAGGTGTTACAACCAACACCGTATCTTTTGAAGATATTATCGAAAACACAGCCGTCATGGTTGACCAAGTACGCGGACAACGTAACGTGTACACTAAAGATGCAGTTCGTAAATTGCGTTCTTACCCAATCCCCCACTACCCTTTAGACGGTTTTATCAGCCCTGAACAAATTCAAGGTAAAACTGCTTACGGTAGTAATGACCAAGCTGACACTGTAGCTAATGCCGTAGCGCGTGAACTTGCCCGTATTCGTCGCGCCCACGCTGGCTTGATGGAAGTAGCTCGTGCTAAGTTGTTAGAAGATGGTACAGTATATTCGCCCTCTGGTACGGTATCCGTTAACTACTACACAGATTTCGGTGTAACCCGTAAAGAAGTTGACTTTGTGTTTGGTACTTCTACTACTGATATTATCGGTAAGATCGAAGAAGGTGTGGCTTACATCACTGACAACCGTTTTGATGGTACAGAAAGCATCACAGGTTTCGTAGCTATTTGCTCTCCTGAGTTCTTTGCTAACTTAATCAAGCACCCTAAAGTACAAACAGCTTACCAATACTACAGCTCTACACAAGAGCCGTTGCGTAACCGTTTAGAGAGTGGTTTGCCAAAAGGTACTCGTGAGTTCATTCATGGTGGTGTTCGTTTTGTTGAGTATCGTGGTTTGAAACCAGACGGTACACGCTACATCCCTTCTGGGGAGGCAAGACTTTTACCTACAGGCTTAACAGAGGTATTTAGTTCTTTTGCTGCACCAGCATTGAAAATGGACTTGGTAAACACCGTAGGTATGGAAGCTTATGTGTTCCAGTATAATGACAGTAAGGGTAATGGTATCAGTTTTGAATCGGAAGCCAACATTATTCATGTTTGCAAACGACCCCAATTGATTATTCGTTTGTACTCTTCTACTTAATAAGAAGATTGAAGCCTCCTTCGGGAGGCTTTTAATAATAAGATAACAGTTGAAATATAAAGAAAATAGTAGTACAATACCTCTTTTGTGAGAGGCATATATGACAGATTTAGTGTATGGTGTAGGTTTAAACTGCGGAACATACCCCGCAAGAGAAAATATTAAAACAATGAGGTTGGAATATGTTTTATGGTTAAATATGCTCAGAAGATGTTTCTCTGAAAAGAGACTTGAAGATTTCCCAACGTATAAAGGTTGTATAGTATCAGATAACTTCAAGCACTATTCCTTCTTTTATGAGTGGTGTCACAAGCAGGTTGGTTTTGGTGAAGATGGCTGGCACTTAGATAAAGATTTGCTTATAAAAGGCAATAAAATTTATAGTGAAAATACTTGTATATTCTTACCGCCAAAGTTAAACACTTTGATACTAAGTTGTAAAGCACATCGCGGAGAATTACCAGTAGGTGTATGTTTTGAGAAATCATCTTTAAGATACACAGCATCTTGTATGTTTGAAGGTAAGAAAAAGAAAATTGGAAGATACTCTACACCTGAACAAGCCTTCCAAGCTTATAAAACCTTCAAAGAATCCTACATCAAACAGGTAGCAGAACAGTATAAGTCACAAATAGACCCAAGAGCCTACAAAGCCCTACTAGAATACGAAGTGAATATAGACGACTAACAGGCTGACTATGTTAAGCCACAAATGAGGGGAGATACTTAGGTGGCTTACACGAATAGTCCAGCAACATCAATAACAGACCGTCTTAGGTTGAACGTGGGGGATATTCACTCAGTAGAAATACTTGATGATGCTACATACACATACTACTACACAAAAAACGAAAACAATGAGCGCAGAGCAACTAGAGATTTATTCGCTGTATTGTTGTTCGCTTTATCGCGTTACACGCATGAGAAAGCGGGTCAGGTCGAAGTGTGGGGCAACGAATATTTCCAAAACTACCTAGCCGCAGTTAAGTTAGCAATAACAAACCCATCAATAGACTCTATCACAGCAGTACCTTTTGCTGGTGGTATATCGCGTTCTGATATGGATACTAGAGCCTCTGATACAGATGCAGTAGATAAACCATTCTATATGGGCTGCACAGATGGTACTCCCTCTTACTTAAACAAAACCGTATTCGTTGCCACCGATTCTCAAACCCTGTGAGGTGTTAAATGAAACGTGGTTCAAAATACGAGAACATGATTAAGACTGACTTGAAAGCCTTAGACCTATTAGAGAAAAGGTTTCAAGATGTCGCAGCTAAGAGTGTCAGATGGGGTTACTTCGATAGCAAGTATGATGGAAGCGGTAGAGGAGGCAAAGACAGTAGAAATGGACTCCCCGTAGCTGTATTAGCTTTATGGCACGAATACAGATTAGGCATGGGACAAGGTAATTATCCTCGTCGCCCTTTCTTTACAGATACGTTCCCAATAGCCGCACAAGTTTGTAAGAACTTTGCACCGTTTGTATATGGCCTAGCAGCTACAGGCAGAAGCAAAGATTCAATTCAAAATGCTTTCCAACATCGTTTATCAACTCTAGCTAAATTTATGTGTCGTGTTGTACAGAAATCAATTGACGATGGTAACTTTACACCGTTAGCACCTGCAACAATAGCAGCTAAAGGGCATGATAAGATATTACAAGAAACAGGTCAACTAAGAAACAAAATTCAATGGATGATTTATAGCCGTAAAGCTTATGGCAAGAACAAAGAGAAGATTGGCAACGTAGGTGGCGGAACTGTTGAACGGTTAGAAACCTATGGTGACGGTACATTAGATTTATCAAGCCAAGCAGTTAGAAAAGTTAGAAAAGCTACAGGTGCGTCAGGTAAAGGGAGGGCATAATGCTAACACCAATGTTCCTCTCTGTAGGAAGCACAACAGCGACAGTTAAGCGGTATGGACAAGGAAGTTACTTACACGGTAGATGGGTAGATGGCACTGAAACAACATTTACAATTACAGCCAACATTCAACCACACACTGTTAAGAATATCAGTGATACAACAGCAGAAGGCAATAAAAGCAAGAAAGCTATTAAGGTGTTCACGACCACAACACTAAGAATGACACAAGAAGGAACAGCCCTACAAAGTGGCGACAAAATCCTGTGGCACAGTGAGTGGTATGAAGTGTCTGAACCGTACACTTATGAGATGGGGGTTCTAAATCATACAATGGTGATAGCTATTAGAGATGAGGTGAATGGATGACTACAATAAGTAATTCGTCTTACACCTCTGTTGAAGATAGCCTTGTACTAGCTTTTGAATCTTTAAGTTTGGGTGTCACACCTTATTGGTCAAACAACAATGGTGTAGAGCCTCAAACCTCTTACTGCGAACTCACTGTATTAACAGATGACGCTATCAGTTCAGCTACAGAGTCTTTATGGGTGAATGCAACTACAAGAGTTCAAACCCTGTCTATCCCCTACCAAACAACTGTACGTTTTGCCTTTATAGGGAAGAACAAACAAAGTGGTGGTAGTGATACAAACGCACCAAACATTGCTAAAACATTTGAAGGGCTGATGAGGTTTGCAAACACTCGTCTTAAATTTGCTGATAACGGGTTAAGTGTTATCAAAATTGGTAAGTTAGTTCAAGTACCAATGATGAGAGATAACAATATCTTTTCTATAACAGGGATTGATATTACCTTTGGATACTCGCACACAATAACAATGGTTGATGACACTATTGATGAAACAAACATAGAGGGAACTCTAACAGAAGCCAACACAACATCGGGTGAGATTGTCATAGATGTTGCTATACCATAACAAGGAGTCAGCATGACAACATTAAATAACATCGTCGATGTTAGCATTACACGGGAAACTCGTACAATTCAACGAGCTTCTTTTTCAATCCCTTGCTTCATTGCAGAACACACAATTTTCGCTGAACGCGCTAAAGAATACACCTCATTAGCTGACATTTTATCAGCAGGATTCGCTACTACTTCGGCTGTATATAAAGCAGCTACATTATACTTTGGTCAAACAGTTGCACCAAGCAAGATTATTGTTGGTCGTCGTTTAGTGCCTAGTGTAACAATTACACCTACAGTTGCAGATACAACAGTCTATAGCTTCAAGGCTAATGGTACATTAATCACTTTTACATCTGATGGCACAGCTACAGCAGCAGAAATTGTAACAGGTTTAAAAGCAGCCTTAACAACAGCATCTATCCCCACAACTGGTGCTAGTGGTATTGTGGCAACAGGCACAACTACTTTAATTTTAACACCCTCTGGTGATGCCTCTAGTATTGCAAATTATACAGCTAACCTAGTTGCTGTCAATGCCGCCTCTGTAGAAGATTGGGTGAGTGCAACTATCCCTGCTGTTCGTGCTATTAAAGACCAATGGTATATGTTGTCTATTGACACACACGTTGATGCTACTGTATTAGCTGTTGCAGCTTATATTGAAGGTATCAAAGCTACATCACCTAAGTTCTATGTGTTCTCTAGTGCAGCTAGTGATATTAAAACCTCTGCTACTACTGACATTTTCAGCTTAGTTAAAGCTTTGAGTTATACACATACAGCTTATATCTACAGTGGCATGGCTACTTCATTCGCTGAATGTGGTTTGGTTGGTCGCTTTGCACCTGAACAAGCTGGCAGCAACATTTGGGAACAGAAAACTATTGTTGGCTTAACAGTTGATACATTAACACCTGACGAGATTAGTTACATTCACGATAAGAATGGTGCTACTTACGAGAATGTGGGTAGCGTTGATGTGGTGATTGGTGGCAAGTGTGCTGATGGTGGTTGGATTGATGAGAGTGTGTTTGTTGATTGGTTGAAATCCCGTATCCAAGAAAGTGTGTATGCTTTGTTAGTTAACACTCGTAAGATTGGCTATACGTCTGCTGGTGCAGCAGCTATTGAGGGCGCAATGAGGTCAGTTATGGCAGAAGGTATTCAAGTAGGTGGTTTGGCAGATGACCCTGCGCCAGTTGTAACTGTACCCAATGTATTGAACTTGAGTTCTGCTCAACGTGCTACCCGTACATTACCTGATGTGACATTTACGGCTCGTCTAGCTGGTGCTATTCGTGCTACAACAATTAGCGGCGTTGTATACGCTTAGGGAGATAAATAATGGGAACTTCAAGAACAGCAACTTTATCTCCTGTGGACGTGACAATTGTTATTAGTCAATCAGGGTTTACCCACGTCATTGG